GCAGAAATTTATCCGACAGTCCATGAAGTATATGATTTTCAGGCAGTTGTCAAAAACACCTACGCCCATAACAAAGGCGGGAAAATGACTGCAAAACTCGACAAATTGGCAGACGATGGGGTTGCGGAAACCTCAAAGGTTTCAACAACAAACAAATTCCCCGTCGCCCAGAGAGTTAAAATCACAAAAGGCTCATGCAAAGGCCAGGAACTCGACTCGCTCATCACAAGATATTGCAAGAAAACAAAGAACCTCAATGAAAGAACACTTGATTTTGAGGTTTCTAAGCTTTGCGATATCTTGAATAAGTATGTGAGATGTCGACCACCAACACCAGCCGAATTGAGAACCTACTTCACAGAGGCCATCTCCAAAATGCAGGGTCGCGGCCAAGGACCAAAAGACCTTAAAGACGTTGACAGTTGGGTTGATCAATACATAGATCTCATCAAATTCATGATCAAGCAACAACAAAAACCCGACTTCACGACCAACCCGTTGACCAGAGACAAGTCACCACAAGGCATCGCTGCCTGGGATAAGACGCTTAATATGTACATGTGCGTTTGGACAAGACATCTGGAAAACATCATGATGAACCCACACGGCGACCAGCTCTTCCTCTTCATGACAAAACTCGACGACGGCGAAACAATGGCTATCATAGATAGCACCATCGCCAGCGAACACTATGAGTATCTGGAGGGAGATTTTGCGGCATTCGACTCTTCGCAAAATAATGTCGAACATGAACTGATGCGTAAAAGACTCAAAGATTGTGGATGTCCATTTGCAGATGCATTTGTTGCACGCATGTATCTCCGCAAAGTATCAGGATCAGTTGCAAAAGTCATCGTGCAAAATAAGAAAGACTCCGGCCGAACAGACACACTTGTAGGTAACACGCAGTTTTGTGCTGCGGTAATGATCTCGATTGTCGATATGAAGAAATCCGATGTAAGCGTCTTCGCCTTCAAAGGCGATGATTCTTGCATCGCAGGCAAAAAGATCGTGATCGACAAGAAACGTGTGAAATGGCTCTACGGAAAATGCGGCTATGGTATTGAGTACCAGGTGAAGAAAAGCGCATCTTTCGTGAGCTATCTAGTGAATGCCAACGGAGGCACATTAGATGTTCCACGTTTGGCAGGCAAAGTCATCTCAAGGGTCTATGACAAC